GCAGAAATCCATTGTGGCACATTTGTAGTTAATTGCTGGACGAGCGAAATATCGTGAGGGACTTTGGCGTGAATATCGAGCGTCGTGCTTTCACAAACAAACATCATCGCATTGATGAGGAATGGGATTCGGTTCTTGAGAACGGAAGGAGACCAGCGCAGACAGTGGAGTTTGAAGAGGGCGTCCATATACGGTTTCAAGAGTCCTGCTTGTGGAGAATCTTCTGCTGCTTTCAATACAACTTCCCAAAGCATCCATATGATATTGTGGGAATACGCATCATCTACGAACGGATTCGGGCGAGCATTACATAGGAAATCTACCTTGTTCTGTTTCTTACATTGCGAGGAATACTTCAGCATCCACGCAGTCCAGTAAAGGGCACGTGTAAGGTCGCGAGTTTCGGGGCGCAAACAATATACGAGTTCGTTCATTGGGACATATATTTCCAGCGGATCGTCCTTGAGAGCAATGGTCCGACCGTAGGACGCAGACGGTGCTTTTAAAGATTCTTGGATAGTCAAGTGTTGGAAATCATGTTCAGGTTTGATTTTAGGAAATGGAGGAAGTTTGTTCTTCCGGCAAAAGGCAACCGTCGCGGCAACTTCGCAAACGAGGGTGCGCACATCATGGTTATTACGAATACCCGTCATCGCAAGAGTAGAATATTGTTGTTCGTATGTGGAAAACAGTTCGTATTTTTGGACCAGGTATAGAAACACATTGGGCGCAGCACGATTGATGTGTTTTGCCGAAGATTCAAACATGGTGTGCCACATGGAATGAACAAGACCAGAACATAATAACTCTAACACCCAGTAACATGTGTAATCCGCATGTCCGAGTTTGATGTTCTCGTCGATAACTTTGTATACGTGCGTCCTCAGATGTCCAGAGAACGTGAATTTTTGAAAGTCCGCGATTGTGCGCGGGTCATGAATATCCATTGATTATTCCAGCGGAGAAAGAAGTTGATTATTTAGCGACGGGTAGTTTCATACGAGTCACCGGGTTCCCTACAGAAACACTACTTGCCGAAAGCGTCCGACCTCCGAAAAATCTATAACCGTAAACTGCGAGGGGGATTCCAATAGCAAGAACCGCAAGAATAATACCTACGATAGCACCGGTCGATAATGAACTTCCTAGAACTCCAGAAACTGAATCCATCGTTTGGGTTAATCCACCCGACAACTTATTCGTAAGGTCCGAAAGTCCTCCACTTCGGTCTACGGTGCCTTTTTGGAAATTCGGGTCACTTGCAGTGTTACTATCGTCTTCTAATTCGCTGGGGTCGTCATAATACATCCAACAGACGTTTTGAGGTTTAAAGTGTGTGAATGCGGTGCATTTATTGTCCGAGCAACATTTCGTTCCACAGTCGCTCGGACTCGAACTGTTTCCCAATGCCGTGCTAAATGTGTAACGTTCGCCTGCTGTCTTACTTTCTTTATGTGCCCATGCTCCACTGGTTAATCCAGATACCTGACAAGGAAGACTCGGCATCATCCCGGTTGTAGCAGAATCAGTGGCGGGAGGTTTTGCTGTCGTATCTTCTTTGCTCTTCACTTCAAGACCTTCAGTTGGTCTAGTCACTAATATGTATGCGATAAGTGCGAACGCGAGTCCCAAAAGTAAATATGGATTTCTCCTTCTCATTTAATACTCATCAACAGTTTATACTAATTTCGGGGCACTCACTGGGACTGACACTGTCGGGGCACTTGACCCGCCATACCCAAAGGCACGGAACACGAACACGACGACCATGATTCCAACCGCAAGTGCTCCTGTAGTAATTGCTGCGATGGACGTGATGGATGTCGCATCACCCAGTGTTGACCACACACTTGCAACCGTGCTATCTGCGGCAGATTGTGCGGCACTAGACGCATTGTTCAGAAGATTTTCGCCTGGAGAAACCTGAACAACGGTTCCTGCGAATGCCTGCGCAATAGACCCAACCATAGTTCCAGTTCCCTTCTTCAAGAAGCAGTTCTTGTTCGCACCGTTGTATGTATACATCTTGCAATCCTTGTTTCCACAGCAGGCAGTCGCACACTCATCGGCACTATTCATAGTCACCTTTGCGATATCTGTTGCGCCAGACCAGTCCTTTCCAGGAGTAGCAGGCGGTTTTGAGCAACTTCCAGAAACAGAATCTACGGTAGCAGTCGTGTATCCTCGCAGAGTTGAAGTTACCGACTCAAGACCACTGACAGCACCAGGCGGGGCAGAAGATGCTAAACTAGATGAAGCCAATGTCTTCTTTTCAGCAAGGAGTCTTTGCATGGTAGCGTTATCAGAAGAGCCGTCATCCTTGAATCCAACAGACTTCATATACGCCAGGTCCTTGTCAACATCCGCCATCGTGCGAGCAGGCGTTTCCAGTCCCTCTCGCCTAGTTTTGACGATATAGAGCACCATTGCAAAAACAATGGCTGCGACGATATAAAGGTTCCGCTGGTTCATTTAATAGAGTTCAACACATTTATTCCACCAAGTCAAGTCTTTACGACAGTTGGTGCGTTGGGGTCGCCAATTACCTTAATCTCCGCATCACGCACCGAACCCATCACATCTTTCCAAAAGTTTCCAGATACAAGCGCAGTGTCTGCTTTTTGACCGTTCAGGAAGAGGGCATATCCGAACCCGACAACAATACATCCAAATGCGGCAGCATGGACATATGGAGACCCGCCCATCACCGTGTATACCCCTACTACAACGGCAAGAGTCAACGCAAGAACCTGTAAAACAACTGTCTTGCTCGTGCTAGACTTCAGTTCTGTCTGGCGCTTGTTGATTTTCACTTCAAGTTCGCTGGCATGAGAATTGAGTTTCTCGACTTCGCCCTCGTTGGTTGTCAGCATGTTCTTGTAGGTTTTTGCGGTGTCCGTAAACACTTTGGCGTTGATTGCCTGAATCGTCTTATCGCTGTATTCGCTCTTTAAGTGCGATACAATGATTTCACGCTGAGACTCTACAGGTTCAAGACTCTTATATGCGCCTGTATCACCTCCGGCACCTCCTCCTGTTTTTATAATTGAATTCGCGTTGTTCGTGATTGTCGCGAAGTCCATTATTTAACCCACACGGAAAAATGACAGGCGTCCTCCCTTAATAGCAGTCAATTGAAGGACTCCGCCAGTGCTGCCGCGCGTGTGCTGTCCATCCACAACAACGCCAACACCTTTGCGTCCGCTAGGGTTCGACAGACCATCTAGCACAACTGCTTGACGGCGCCTCATCTGGGTAATCATAGACGCATCCACTGCCGGGTAGAGTGCCTTAAGAACAGCACTCGGGTCTCCTCTGTCTTGCATAGCTATCTTCGGCATTTATTGTATCTCAACAAAATGTAATGAACCCCACAGAGTTCCAAGTATCACGAGACTCAGTTCTCAAGACGTTTGAGACGAGTTATACGAATTTGAAAACGCAGTATTCTACTGCGCTCCAGAACGCGAAATCGGAAACGGACAGACCCAATCAGTGCGTTCTTATCAAGTCTGCTCTTGATGCCAACAAACAACTAACGACTTTGGTGGAGGATTTCGTGAGACTGAATACGGATGGAGGATGTAAACTCACGCCTGACAAGATACAGTCTCTTCAGAAGGATATTGAAAAATACAAGGAACAGCATGCCGAGATTCAGCAAGGGAAGGACCGCGTCTTCTCATTGGAAAAATCGTTTCAGGATACCGATTTGAAGGCAATCCACGCAGACGGTATCAACGTCTTCTATTTCATATTGATTGGACTTGGTGTTTTAGTATTGGTCGGTCTGATATTCCGCTCAGGTATCAACCGCACTTTCAACGCACAACCGATAGCGCCGGTTATTCCCCGAAGCTTCACATAGACCTAGAATTTCAATAACATTACCGGGTCTCGCGCCAATCCATCGTGCCATTGGGTCCTGGCAATCAATCTTTGGGAACTTTACGGGATCGGTTACATGAAACTCCTTGAGAACAGCATTTAGTTCATCATTCGTAAGGATCCGATGCTTTGGGACCTTACGATGTGCCGAAATATCAAACTGGAGATGGCGGAGTTCGAACACTAGCACAAGCGGTTTTTCTAGATCGGCAGCACGACGACGAATTGCCGTCAGAACAGACTCCGACGACTTTCCGGGCGTAACAATCACAATCCCATTCGCATACCCGTTCTCCTCCGAGAAGTCAATGATATGATTGAACTCGTTCTCGGAAACGCGGGTCTTGTCGCTGAATACTATTAGAATTCCGTCGTATGTGAACATGTGCGTTTGGTCCATAGGGGCACCGACCTTTTCATACGAACTGTCTTTTGCGCCGCGGTTTCGCAGAATAATACGGAGTGTTTCGAGGGCTCGCTCTTCCATTCTTGTGTTATTCAGAGAATAGGAAACTGGAATCCGTTTTTTAACTACTTAATGTAAATATGTGGACTGTTCTACTCGCACTCTTTGTGGCAGCCATAATTGCACTGGTATCCGTCTATACTTCCCCGACTTCTTCGCCAAAGAGGGAGACCATCATGGCGCAGATGGATGCAGAACCTGCTTCTTCCTATGCCCAGAAGACGAACCATTATCCGATGACTCCGGTGGATATGGGTCCTATTGCGGGATTTGAAAGTCCTTTCCGCGTCAATATGTTTCAAGCTTACATGACGTGAGTGGACTATTTATAAATGCGATTTCACGTCCTTGCGGTCCCAATTACGATCACTCGTAAGGACTTTACTGTCTGTTCTACAACTATTCTTGTTTATGACTGGTGTAAGATGATGCATGCTCGCGGCCATACAATTTACCACTATGGTCACGAGGATTCTGTGGTTGATTGCACTGAGCACATCACTGTCGTGCTTGAAGAGGATATTCAGAAGACCTATCCTGGAAGAGTGTGGAAGCGAGATGGGTCGCATGGGTGTACTTCAGACCACGCCCACCAAATTTTCAATACGCGTGCCATTCCAGAGGTAGGAAAGCGTAAGCAACCTGGCGATTTCATCCTGTGTTTCTGGGGATTTTCTCACGAACCCGTGTATAAGGCACACCCCGAACTCATTCCTGTAGATCCAACTGTAGGAATTGACCACCCTGTTGCACTTCCGTATCAGATCTTCGGGTCCTACTCTGTGATGAACCGTGTATATGGACGTTCCAACATTGACCCTCGGTGGTATGATGCTGTCATTCCGCATTTCTTTGATGTGAAGCAGTTCGAGTTCAATCCTACGCCCAAGGACTACTTCTTATATGTTGGTCGTATCATCCCAAGCAAGGGAATCAGTATTGCGATTGATATGGCAAGGGATGCCGGCGCGAAGATCATCATTGCCGGGGTTGGAAACGTTCAGTGGTGTAAGAATCCAGTGCCAGACAACGTAATCCAAATGGGGTCTGTGGATGTCGAGCAGCGTTGCGAACTCATGAAGAACGCAAAGGCATTTATTGCTCCTTCACATTACTGCGAACCCTTTGGAATGGCAGTCGTTGAGGCAATGCTGTGTGGAACTCCAGTGATCACGACAGACTGGGGCGGGTTTGCAGAGACTGTGAATCATGGAGTTACCGGGTATCGTTGCCACACGCAGGAGCAATTCAGTTGGGCAGCAAAGAACATTGACAAGATCGACCGTCAGGCGTGCCGCGATTGGGCGGTGAAGAATTACTCGATGGAGAGAATCGGACCAATTTACGAGGAATACTTTGATATGATTTCAAGGGTTCATAGGTCTGGAGGGTTTTACTACGACAAACCTGATAGGAAGGATCTAGATTGGTTGGTGCGGTATTAAGCAGTTAAATACTGCTCTATACAATAGAACAATGCCTGGTGGATTACTACAACTAGTCGGAAAGGGTGCTCAGGATCAATTGGTAACTGGAAACCCTTCGTTCACGCACTTTCGGTCCGTATATAAGCGTCACACCGAATTCGCAATGGAGCATTTTCGTTTGCCCTTCAAAACGAGTATCCTTTCTTACCCCATTTCCGGAACACTCCGACTCCGAACGAAGGTTGAGCGTTATGCCCAACTTGTTCACGATTGTTACTTGAGCATCGACTTCCCCGACATTTACTCTCCTATCGTCAGCGTGACTCCTCCGGCAAACAGCGCAGTGAACCCTTCCTCCAACGCAATCGGATATGAATTCAAGTGGGTTCCGAATCTGGGTTACAACATGATTAACTACGTATCGCTGCTCATCAACGGTCAAGAGATTGTCCGCCATACTGGAGAATGGATGAAGGTTCATGCGAACTTGACGTTCGACGCCAATAAGAAGGCAATCTTGGACCGCATGATTGGAAACACGCCAGACATGTATGACCCAGGAAACGCGGACGACCGTATTAACCAATACCCTCATGCGATTACAGGTGCGTCGTATCCAGAACCGTCTATTCGTGGACGGACCCTTCTGGTTCCCCTACATTTTTGGTTCTGCGAAACGGTCGGTCAAGCACTTCCTCTTGTTGCTCTACAAAGTTCTGAAGTAGAAATTGTCGTGGATCTCCGGAATGCTTACCAACTCTTCACGGTCAATGATGTGAGACCTGCGAAGACAACGTTTGCTACACGAATTGCGCCGGATACTGGCGATATTCTCTTTGGACTCCAGCGATTTCTTTCTCCGCCAACGTATTCTCTTGGCATTTCGACACCGGGACTCACGTCTTGGAACTTCAATCCGTTCGTTGAGGCAAACTACATCTTCGTCGGAGATACGGAGATGGCATATCTTGCGCGCACCGACCACTCATTCCTCATTTCGCAAATTGATATGGTTCAGGCGGAAGGGCAGTATGGTCCATCCAACGATTTGGAACTTACAATGAAAAATCTAGTTACGCGCATTGTGTGGCTGGCGCAACGCAGTGACAGAGTTCTTCAGAATGACCCCGACAACTACACGAACTGGACGGACTTAAACAAGGCCCCAATTACTCCAGATGTTCTTGGATGGTATTCCGCCGGACTTGCTCAACCTGCAAACGTATCTCAGCGCGACATTCTGTTAGAGTCTACTATCATGTTGGACGGCAAGGAGAGGTTTGCACCCAAACAAACACTCTTCTTCTCGGGACTTCAATTGTATCGCCATCAGACTGGAAACCCGATTCCAGGAGTTTACGAGTATTCTTTTGCTCTCGACAACGACGCAGTGCAACCGTCTGGTCACATAAACGGTTCAATGTTCAACAAGACCCTGCTCCGGAATACATTTGTGCTGCCACCTTATACACCTGGAACTGCCGATGGGACTGGGTTGACATCTGTCTGCGTATTGAAATCAACCGCAACATCGAAGAACCCGCTTGTCATCACAGACCCAACTGCTAAAGGATCTGATGGAAAACCGCTGTACGGTCCTCAGGACATCGTGACCATCATAACCAAAACGAGTCCGAACTCCGCGAACGTGTATCAATATACATACACTGTCAGGGCATACGTTCAATCGTATAACTTCCTTCGTATCCTTGGAGGTCTCGGAAATGTTGTGTTCTCTTCATAAAGGAGGATGCCAGATTCTCTCATTATAGTCAATGCTACTTACGGCGCCGTAGGGAGCGACAAGGATCTAAAAGACGTAACAAAGAAGATAAGAGATCTTGTTTCGAAGGATGGTAGTGGAATATCGCTCATCGTGAGTCCGGAAAACATCAAGGTTAAGGATCCGGCACCTCAAAGTCCCAAACACCTCATTGTCAAATACAAGTTTGGAGAAAAGGGGGACGTTAAGACCGATAAGACTCTGGATGGAGTCACGTGGGCAGTCTATGTTCCTAAACTCGTTCCGACTTCAGGAGCAGGTCATACTGTCGCATTGTATGCCATGCTATGGAAGAACGTGATTGCTGCCGCAGGAATGTTCGCGTTTGTTCTTTCTATAGCATTCGCATACAGTTTGGGAGCAAACGGATACGGAAGTTGGATTCTGTTTGTTGCGATTGCGTTTATGTTGCCTTACATGGGAATTGGTGGACTCGTATTTATAGTGCTCTTACATACGGCAATTACGGGAAAGTTCGTTGCTTTCCAACCTACGATGTTTCAGCGGGGGGTTTCTGCAGTCAGGTCGGCACTCAGTAACGTAATACGACCAAAGGTATAAGTGAAAAAGAACTCTTTTCTTTGTGTTTTAAATTTTGTATTTTTAGGTTTTTATTTTAGACGGTCATGGTTGCGAACTTCCCGATACCGAGGAAGCCCTCAAACACGTCCACACCCTCAATCTCGCGATAGACGCGACGAGTCTTGTCGCCCACAGCATACGTCACGCCGTCCATCGTCGTCTCAGTGATGTCCTCATCTTCGTCGGCATCAGGACCCTTGATGAACGACTTGGTCTCTGCGTTCCAGTATACGCCCGGACCGTACGCCTCCACGAGTGCTGCCTTCATCGTCGCAAGGTCCGCGACAGAGACAGAGGGGATGTCGTCGGACGCAGGCGCATCCTTCGGTTGAGCGCCACCACCAATCGTCGCAACGTAGGCACGCATATGGTCGGTCAGGGACTTCTCGTCAAAGTCTTCCTTCACGAGTTCATTCACATACTTTGCGAACTGTGTCGGGTGCTCCTTGGTCATAGGCGTCTTGGTCTCGTCGAACACGTTGGTGAGTTGCTTGACGAGCGCGGGGGACATGCGCTTGATACGCTTCTCTGCGGCATCTTCCTTGACCTTCTTTGCCTTCGGCGCAGGCGCAGGTTCCGGGGCAGCAGCAGGGGGCGCCTCCGTCTCAGGTGCCTCTGGAGCAGGAGCAACCTTGGGCGCGCGCTTCTTCTTGGTACCGACACTCGCGGCAATCTCGTCAGCACGTGCCTGCTGCTCCTCGCGCTTCTTCTCCAGGTCAGCAAGTTTCGCAGGCAGGTCAGACCCCTTACGTGCCTTGCCTTCCGCAATCTTCGCCTTCATCTCCTCAATCTTTACCTTCGTTGCATCGATAGAAGCAACAACCTTCTGGTAAGCAGGAACCTCGCGAGCATTCGCCAGCATCACGATGCGCGCAGCATCATCTGCGTCGAACTTGTAGTGCTCGGCAAGGGCATTCACAACAAACTGAACGGTATTGGACTCCATTTCGGGTTGGTGTGTGTTAGTGTATGCTGTTTGGTCCTTGAAATTCCGAAATCCGTTTTCGACGGTGCCTAAAACGCAGGGGTGCCAACGAACATTTCCTGAATGGAGGTTACATCGACCGCACCAACAACTTCCTGCACTGTCTCGGCAGTGGCCGCGAAGACTACGCCGGCAGACAACAGTCCTCCGAAGACTGAGAGTTTGAGTGCGTCTTCCCACACAATAGGTTCCTTCTTAGACCGCCTCTCGAGCGCATACAGAATGAACGCGACGAGTGAGACGGCAACTGATGCTATTACAATCATCATTTAATCGCAATACAAGTGAAAACTTATAGATTTAAAACGAGTGACGACTCAACTCTCGATTCAATATCCTTCATAGGGTCCTCGGGTTCCTTCGCGGGTTCTGGTTCAGGTTCCTCTTCAGATTCCTCATCCAGATCATCAAAGTCAATGCTTGCTGCCTCATCGGTCATATTCAAAGGAACTGGACCGTCTGCAACACTCTCATCATCATCGCTCTCTTCATCAAACGTAACGCGAGCAGCGGCAGGCGGGTGGTCGACTTCGTGCGTCTGTGCGTCCGAGAACTGTTTGGCAATAGACTCCCACGGCAGGAAAGACCGAATCACGTGCTCGAACTGCTCGGTAATGAGATGCTCAATATCCTGACGATTGCGCGCCTGCTGCTCCGACGATACACCGGTAGTCTTAAAGAGATACGCGACCTGCCACAACTTGCGAGCAGACTGCGTATACAGAACGTGAATGAACTTTGCCATTGTGGGACGGTCGAAATCAATGTTAATATGGGATGCGTTACCGCGATACTGGATGGATGCGAACGACTTCATGTAGGCAATGAAAACACCCATAAGAAGGTCATCTAAATACGTGCACTTGGTCGTCTTCACGATACGGTCCACTTCGGTCTCAAGAGTCGTGTCCGTCCATTCAGGAATCTTTGTCAGCATATTTTGAAACGTCCTCAGAATCTGGTCATGTTGACCGTTGCGCTCACACACGTCCGTAGATGTCTTATGGATACTCCAAAACCCGTCAGAAATTGGCGGGATCAGGAGTGTGGCAAGATGGTCACGGAGGTGCGTCTTTGCAAATTCAGAGTCGCTCATTTACATTCAACTGTCGCAAGATTATTCGTTTCATAACGCAAAGTTGACTATGCTGGATGTATAATGTATACTCCAAAATCAATCTTGATGACCGGATGTTGTGGATTTATTGGGTCGAACGTATTGAACTATATTACTAAGAAGTATCCTGACGTTGAGTTTGTGAATATCGATAAGATGGATTACTGTTCATCTTTGAAAAACATTGATGGACCTCCGTCAAATTATAAATTTTATAAGTGCGACATTCGCAACGCAGAAATGTTGCGACACATTTTAACCCTGCATTCAATTGACACGGTTATACACTTTGCGGCACAAACGCATGTCGACAACTCCTTCGGGAATTCTATTCAGTTCACTATGGATAATGTTCTTGGGACTCATACCTTGCTCGAATGTTGTAAAGAATACGGACAAATTCGCAGATTTGTACACATAAGCACGGATGAAGTGTATGGTGAGGTTGGTGCTACCGACGCAGAATGCGTAGAGACGCGCGTTCTAACCCCAACGAACCCGTATGCGGCCACAAAAGCAGCAGCAGAACACCTAGTTTTCTCCTACCATCATTCTTTCAAACTCCCAGTCGTCGTTGTTCGCGGAAATAACGTTTATGGACCCAGACAATACCCTGAGAAATTGATTCCAAAGTTCATTACTCTCTTGAACGATAACAAGAAATGCACCGTTCACGGAGAAGGAAAAACTATACGAAACTTTATCCACGTTGATGACGTGAGTTCAGCTGTCGATACTATTCTTACGAAAGGACTTGACGGAAACATCTACAACATCGGGTCTAAGAACGAATTCAGTGTCATGGAGATTGCTAGGAAACTTGTGAAACTTCTGAAATCGTCCGATGAAGTGGAAAACTATTTGGAGTTCGTAGAAGACAGAAACTTCAATGATTTCAGATATAGTATTTCGAACGATAAACTCATTCAGTTAGGATGGAGCGAA